TCCTTTTTGGACTTCTTTTCCTCGGGTTCGACCTCGCCTTCTTTCTTTGCGGCGAGGGGCTGCATTACATCGGGCATAAGCCCTCCTTTCGGTGAAATTGCGGCTGTCGCCGCCGAACTGAAGACTCGCGTGGACGAGCCCACCGCCTGGCGCGTCGCACTCATCGCGTCATCGAAGGTGCCAACCTCATCGGCCAACATCGGCACGGCGTTCTCGGCCCAGAAAAGGCCGGCACGCGTTGCGGCGATGTCCTTCGCGTCAACTTTGCGGTTCCGCGCCACGGTATCGACGAAGATGCCGTACTCGCGGTCGATCTCGTCCTGGATGTCGCCCCTGGCGCGATCCGAGAGTGGCTCATGCGGATTGCCGTCGACCTTCTTCTCGCCTGCGAAGATGTAGGTATACTTCGCGCCGAAGTCTTTGTCGAAGCCGGATTGATCGACGTGCAGCGCGAACACGCCCACCGATCCCACGGCGCCGGTGCGCGTCACGAACACTTTGCCCGCGGCGCTCGCGATGGCATACGCCGCCGAGAGCGCGATATCATTGGCGGCGGCGTATACGGGCTTCACACCTCGAATCGAACAGATGTAATCGGAAAGCTCGAAGCATCCCGCCGTCTCGCCGCCGGGCGAATCGATATCCAGCAGAATGGCGCGAACGCCCGAGTCATCGACGGCGCTGGCGACCTGACGCTGGATCTGTTCATAGGAACTCGCGCCGCTCCACGCCGACATGAACGATTCCTTCTTCAGCAGCGTGCCCTGAACCGGAATCACCGCGATGCCGTCAATGACTTCGTAATCCCGGTCGTCACCGGCATCCGCATACCGCGACATCAGCGTAACCGTGGCGTCCATCGGGACGCGCGGAACCAGCACCGAGTCCGGATCGATGCCCAGCCGCGGACCCAGCGCTTTGATGATCACCTCGAGCTTCGGAGGGTGGATCATCAGCGGGCAGTTCACAAACCGCGATGCCACGTGCGCGAGCTGCTTCACTGGACTTCCACCTTTCCGCTCGCGGCATCTTGTTCGATTTCCTCTTCCGTCATGCCGGCATTCCGCCCGGTCAGAATCTTGCGGCCATCGGAATCGTAGGAGAGACCGAGTCTGTCAGCGCGATCGTTGTCATCCTTCTGCTGCTGGTCGATCACCGACGCGTCATATCCCTGCGCCGCGCACTCAATCGAGCGCGTCGACAGGCCATCGCGGATCGCGCGCTCGGCGGCCTTCATATCCTTCTCCGGATCGACCCACGGCCAGCCGGGCGTCACCCACTGCGTCGCTTCGAATGGTTCGGGATCTTTGTCATAGGCGTTCAGCAACTCAACACCGAACACCATCGCTAGCATCGCCTCCCGCAGCCACCGCCGATAAATCGGATGGCAAACCTGGAAGATGAAAACCGCGTGCTGAAACTGCTCGCACTTGCGGCGAAACTCCAGCAGGCCGGCACGGATCGACGAGTAGTTGATCCCAGAGAGATCGCCACTGATCTGATACTCCGCGAGGCCTGCGCCGGTCGCGAACGCCTGAAGGCACGCACGGACGAAGCTCTTGTAATCCTGCGTCTCCGGAACCTGGGCGAACTGAACTTCCTCGCCGAATCCCAGGTTGATAAACGTGTTCGGCTCCAGCTTGGTGATCTGCGTTCCCGGATCGACCGGCGCCTGCGCCACGGTCTGATCCGGCACCATCACCGGATTGTCCTGGCTCACCTGCTTGATGAAGCCGGTAATCATCGCGGCGGCCTTCTTGCGCGCGATCTCCGCGTCGGTGTACTGCTCCAGTTCGTAGAGCTTCGCCAGCACGGAAGTCAGCCACGGCTGACCCCGGAATTGCCCGGCGCGGATAGGCTTGTACACGTGCAGGACGTCGGTCGCCGGCACGCGCTCCACATGGAGTGACTCCATGGGGAAGAACATCGTCTCGCCCGGGTGCGCCTGCCAAAAATGGTATGCGGCACGCCGCCCATCGGGGCGGAACTCGACGCCGCACCGCACGCGGTTCTGCACCGGCACATCCGAAGTGGGCTGATTGCGCCACAACGGAAGCTGCTCGGCTTCGATCAACTGCAACTGGAGCGGAACCGCCAGGCCCTCCTTGGGCGAGCGCGGCCGGAAGCGCACGAACACTTCGCCAGCTTCCATGCACTCGCGCGCCAAGATCATCTGCTGGCCATAAAAGTCGGTTTGGCCCGAAGCCGGATTCTTTGGGTCGTACTCGACATCGGACTCGCGAATCCACCGCTCCCACTTGTGGCGAATCAAATCGCGGACCCGCTCTTCGGGGTGCTGCGGGATCAATCGAATGCCGCGGCCGACTGCGTTTGCGACGTACGACTCGATGGCGCCCACCGCCCAGGCGCTGTTCCGCACGGCGTCGCGGTTCCGCGTGAGCAGCTCGAGCCCGTGCGAGAACAGCAGCGTGTTGATGCCGAAGTAACTCGGATTCCACCCGTAGCCACGCCGCCCCCTACCTGCAGCATCGAAGGGAAATGTGCCCATCGCCTGGCGCGCGGGCGCGCGTCGCATCGGCATCGGCTCGTGCCCTGCGGCCCGCGCCAGACTCATGAAAGTCTCGATGGCCACGGCGCCTGTCAGTTCCCCCACCCATTGGTCGTGTAAATGCGGACCTGGCGCACCGGCGGTTGGCCGCTGGCCTGCGCGATATCGTTGTCCATCAGGTGCCGGAGCTTCATGTAATCGTCCACGCTCTGCAAGTAGTAGTCGCGCTCCTGGAACCGGACCCGTTTCGCACCTTGCTTGTACAGCGAATCGAGCGTGTCGCGATCGGACTGGCTGAACATCTCAAACCTCCACTCGGAAGCGCACCTGGTTGCGCTGGCGCACGACAGGAGCCGACTGCGGCTGCTTTTCTTCTTTCGCGGGCGGCCGAGCTACCTGCCGCTCCCATTCGGCCCAGTGCTTCTCCTGGAACCGATCGATTCCGATCCGGCCCGCCGCGGCTCGGGCGTAGACGCGGCAGTCGAGCGCTTCATTGCGCTCGCGCATCTTCTGCCACTCATGGCGGCGGTAGCCTTTCACCAGCTTCGTGACGAGCTGCTCGGCAGTAATCTGCTTGAAGTACTCGTCGCTGTACTTCGGGAAATGGCAGTAACCGGCGGGGAACGGGATGCCTTGAGCGATGTCCTCATCCGTGGGCCGCTCCAAACGCAGCCAGCGGTACAACTCCTCTTTCGCCATGCCGGAGTTCACGGGCCATACGCGGATGCCACGTTTGATCCTCGCACCCAGCGGACCCACGTCCACCGGCGATGCGGCTCCAAGCAGTGCCGGCGGGCGAGAATCGCCTTTGATCACCAGCACGCGGCCGCCCTGCCGCCGGGCCCACTGGTAGACCTCGGTCGTGGCGAAGCCGGAGTCGATCGCCAGTTGAAGGATCGGCAGCTCCAACCCCGACGCGGTGGCGAACGTTTCGTTCAGCAGGCCGGTCAGCTTCTCCCACACCTGCGGCCGGGACGTATCGCCCTCGAATACGCGGTAATCGACGGACCACGATTCTTTCCCGCGACCCCACGTCACGATTTCAACTTCGATGCGATCCTTCTGAACGTCGGCGCCCGCCGTCAGGAACAACCCGCCGCGCGGGACCACGCCGATCCGGTACGACTCGCGTCGGTCGTAAAGCTTCTGCCAATCCGGGGCTTCGCCAAGCAGAGTCCACGTCTCACCCAGGACAGTGTTGACAAAGACCTGAAGCAGCGCCGGATTCTTTTGTGCCTGTTCGAAATGTTTGGCGGCATCCGACCAAGCGAACCAGCCGACCGGCGAATACAGGCTTGACAAATGGAAGCCCGCCGTCCTGCCGTCACCTGCGCCCCCTTTGCGCCATTCGCCACGCGGCAGCATCCACTGCTTCTGGTGGTTCTGAATCTCTTGCCGGCAATGCTCGCAAACATAGACCGCCTTCTCCGGCTGCCCCTTGGGCCACCGGAGCTGCGCGAACTTCAGAACCTGGAACTCCCGGCAGACGGGGCACGGCACCCAGTACCGGCGCTGGTCGCTCTCCTCAAACGCCGACTCGATCCGGCTCATGCCGGTGATCTTCGGCGTCGAGCACAGAAACACCTTGCGCCGCGCGAACGTGCGCGTGCGCGCCATGGCCAGGTTGACCGGATCGCCCTCGCCTTCGACGTCACCCGGGTATGCATCCACTTCGTCGAGGAACAGAAACCGCGCGGCCATCGAACGCAGGCCCACGGCAGAGTTCGCGCCCGTCATCACCAGGACGCCGCCGGGGAATTCCTTCGACAGGATTGTGTTGCCGGAGTGGCGAGAGCGCGGGCTCTGCACGATCTCCCGAAGCACATCGGATTCCTCGATCAGAGGATCAATGCGCTGCTTCGAGTTGCGCTTCGCCATCTCGACCGTGGGCTGTACGGCCATCATCGGCCCCGGCGCCTGGTGAACGACGTAGCCGATCCAGTTGTTACCGCACTCAGTACCCCCGATCTGCGCTCCCTTCATGAACACCACACGCTCGGTCGGCGAGGCGGGCGAAAGGCAATCCATGATCTCCCGTAAGTACGGCGTGCGATCCGTGCGCCACGGTCCCGGCTCCGAAGAGGCGCGCTGCGAGAGCTTCCGGTATTTGTCTGCCCATTGCGAGATCGTGAGCAGAGGATCCGGCCGCACACCGGATGCTGCCGCCGCGCGGTAGATTTCTTCAGCGGTGGGCGGCATCCGCAAATTCCTCCAGCGCGCTTCGCACCTCGGCCGTCAAAATGCCGTGGACTTTGTCGAGGCCCACCGTATCCGGATTGACTCCGGTCGCCCGAAGCGCCTCACGGAATTCCGCGATCAACGCTCCGACGACACGGTCGGGGATGTTGAGCATCCGGTCCCGGAACATCCGAAACAGATTGAACGCCGCGACCGACACCTCATCCGCATTCACCAGCTTCTTGAGGCGCTCTTCGTAATCGAGCTTGACGAGGCGGGCCTCGTAGTTGGCGATGATCGCCCGCGCACGCGCGTAATCGAGAACGCCGGCGGCTGGCTCCGGCCGAAGCTGCTCGGACTGCGTCGCGCTCGCCGAGGGAGGTGACGGCGTTCGCTTCACCTTCGGTCCGGTGTTGCGCGCCCACTCGGCATCGGCCTGGCTGGCGTCGATCTTCCCATCCGCCGTGGTGTGAATTCGGCCCGATTCGATCGCTTTTTGCACCGCCTTGAGCGTCATGCCGCGATGTTTCGCGTACGCTCGCAAGCTCATCGCCGCCATTGAATCTTTTCTCCGGAAAGTCGAACTGTGGCCTTGCTATTCGCCGAACCCGAAGTGATGAATGGGTTCGCGATGATCACCAAGGACGAACTGATCAAGTGGGCCACCAACCAGGGTTGGAAGCTCGATCGCTTCGGCCATCTGAAAAAGGAGTCTGAGAACGGCACCAACCGCCTCAAGCTCAGCCGGATTGCCGCCCGCCACGAAATCCACACGCCCTTCGGATGGGCTCGCATCCGCAGCGGCTATTACAAGGACCTCTCGATTACCGCCGACGGGAAACTCGCCGGCATGACTCGATAACCAAGGAGAAAACGAACCATGAGACTATTTGCAATCGACACCGACAACAACATCACAGCCTTCCCTGCCGCCGAGCAGATCCCGGAAGGCCAAGAGCATTTCGCCAGCGAGAAGGAGCTTGCCAAACTCACCGCCAACTGGCCGGGCGACCGTCTGATCCAGGTCTGGAACGGTTTCGCCGGCGTCACGCCCTTCGACGACCTCAAGCCGGTCAAGAAGTTCACGGACCGCAAGAGCGCGGTGGCCCGGATCTGGAAGGCCATCCAACGCCTGGACGCCGCTCCCGCGCGCGAAGCCACCACCCCAGCGCCACAGGCGGCCGACGTTGCGCCGAAGGCCAAGAGGTCAAGGAAGGCGGCCAAGGCCGAGACCGCCGCGCCCACGGCGCGCGAGGGCAGCAAGAAGGCCATCGTCATCGACCTGCTGAAGCGCCCGAAAGGCGCCACGCTCAAGGACATCATGGCGGCCACCGACTGGCAGGCGCACAGCGTCCGGGGCTTCATCAGTGGCGCGATCACCAAGAAAATGGGCCTCAAGGTCGAATCCTTCAAGCAGGAGGACGGCCAGCGCGGTTACCGCATCGCGAACTAACCTACTGCGCTCCCTCACGCCGCCGGCCTACGAGCTGGCGGCGTTTTTGTTCTTCAACTCCTCCGTGATCGTGGCAAGCCGCTCGTGAACCAACTCCTCCCGTAACCTACACTCACCGGCACGGACGTACGTCCCATTGATCCTCGCGATGATCCGGTTTTCCAGTTCCGCCAGCTCCTTCCGGACCTCTGCCAGCAGCGCCCGGTTCTGCAGGCTGACGTAGGTGGCGATCAGGCCGGAGACCAGACCCGTTCCCGGAATCAGGATTTGAAATAGATGATCGTTCACGTTCCCTCTCAACAATGCGGAGTTCCGCCCACCAGTCCGACAGCGCCAGGCACAGTCCCTGAACATCCGGGTGGCCCTCTCGAAGCAACCTTTCGATGGCTGCGATCTCAACTCGGCACCGCGCCATCTCGCTGTCGAAGCCCGCAGCTACTTCGACGTCGTCGGTGTCGGCTGGGGCTTCGGCGCGCACTTGTGGCCCGTCTTTACGACGCACCCAATCTGATGGCCGGCCTTCTTCACACCATGTACGGTCTTCTGGACTCCGATCACCAAGAGACCGACCGCCAATGCGGCGACTAAGATGCCTGGAGTTGGCATTGATCCTCCTGTTTCTGTTCGAGCCGGGCTTGCTTGCCGGTAAACTCCTGCCACCTGGCGACGATCACGTCGCAGTATTTCGGCTCCAACTCGATGACGCGCGCCTGCCGCCCGGACTTCTCGCAGGCGATGAGAGTCGAACCAGATCCGCCAAAGGGGTCGAGCACGGTGTCGCGGCCTTTGCTGCTGTTGCGGATGGCGCGTTCCACCAACTCGACCGGCTTCATCGTCGGGTGGAGATCATTAGCAACTGGCTTCTTCACGAGCCAGACATCGCCCTGATCGCGGGCGCCGCACCAGAAGTGATCCGTGCCATCCTTCCACCCGTAGAGAATCGGTTCGTACTGCCGCTGGTAATCGGAGCGGCCCATCGTGAAGGTGTTCTTGGCCCAGATAACGAACGTGGACCAGTGGCCGCCCGCCTCGGTAAACGCCCGGTGCAGCGTGTGCAGTTCCGAGGAGGACATGCACACGTAGATGGCCCCCTTCGTCACCGCGAGGAGGTTCACGAGGGCGTCTTTCAGGAACTGCTCGAAGTTTTGACCCAGATTGTCGTTGGCGATCTTGCGCTTCTTACCGCGCAGCTTGTCCTTCATCGTCGCGCCGTAGTTTACGTTGTACGGTGGGTCAGTGAAGACCATGTCGGCGAGGGCCCCGGCCAGAACCTTCTGCACAGCTTCCATCTGCGTCGCGTCGCCGCAGAGCAGCCGGTGCTCGCCCAGAACCCACACGTCGCCAGCCACGGTAGTGGCGGTGTCGGGTGCCTCCGGGACAGCGTCCTCATCGGTGTTGCCGGCGTGATCTTCTTCCGGTTCCCGAAGAAGGTCTTCCAATTCATCGTCGGTGAACCCGATTAGGTCCAGGTCGAAGCCATCGTCGCGGATGGATTCGAGTTCGACGCGCAGCATCTCCTCATCCCATCCGGCGTTCAAGGCCAGCCGGTTGTCGGCAAGAACAAGTGCGCGCCGTTCTGTTTCGGTGAGATGATCGAGGACAATGACCGGAACTTCGGTCATGCCCAGTTTGCGAGCGGCGAGCAGGCGGGCGTGGCCGGCGATGATGATTCCATCCGCGCCGGCGAGTATGGGGTTGGTCCACCCGAACTCGGCGATGGATGCCGCGATCTGGGCGACCTGGTCGTCACTATGCGTGCGCGCATTCCGGGCGTAGGGAATGAGCTTCTCGACCGGCCACGTCACTACCTGCAGGTTGGTCATGGGTGGATTACTGCTTGGCGAGATGCGCGCCGAGAGCCGATGCCACAGCCTGTTGGTGAGAGGCCGGCGTCTGTCCCGCCGTGAAGGCGGCCTCGATGGCCTGCACGAGCGCCACGACCTCCTGGGTCAACTGGATGCCGGAGGGCGCCACGCTAAGAATCGTTTGAATGATCTGCAAGAAGTTCATCGTCGTTGTCCTTTCTGATGCGCGATTACGAAAGCCCCACGGGGCGGCATTGGAACCGGAGGATGTTTCCGCCGCCCCGCGCAGGGCCCTCCCGTATGGGAGCTTTAGGCGGCCTTGGGCTCCGTTTGGGAAGGGGTCGAAGCACCGCCCGACGCCGTGACCACCACCGGCACGAGCGCCGCGATGGTCTGCGAGATTGCGGTCGCCAGGGAGCTGGCGATCACCGGCGTCAGCGACGTGAACAGGTTCACGACGTTGGCAGTCACGCCCTCGGCACTGATGGCCTCGCCTGCGCCAGCCGCCGCAACCGCGCCCTTGGTGGTTTCGCTGGCGGCCGTGCCGGCGGGAGATACGGTTTGCTGGCTCTCGGTCGTGCCGACCTGGCCCGAGAGCACGATGCCGGCGTTGACGGCGTGATCGAACGTCGCCGCGTTCTGTGCGCGCCGCGCAGCGGTCTGCGCCATATCGAGCGAAATGGCTTCCCAGGCGCGCTGCCGCGCCAGGCCTTCACGCCGGTTATCCAGCTCTTCATCGAAGAGCAGCTTGATGTTCTCCGCGCCACCCAGCAAGCTCGGCTGGTGGGTGACGCAGGGGGAAAGATTGGGATTCGTTTCTGCCATACGGGAAAGTCCTTTCGGTTAGGGTTACGAGTTTGAAGTCATGCAGCCTGGAACGCCAGGCCGCTTTAGGAGGCCTTGCGGCTCCCGTAGAAAGGTGCCGGACCGTGGTGCTGAATCCGGCGCGCGTCACGAAGTCTGGGGTTGTCGACCTGGTCGGCGGCCACACCACGCGCTGCAGCGACAGCCGCCATTGCCTCTCCGGTTTCGACGAGCACCGGTTCCTCGCCAGCGAGGTTGGCGATCCGCCGGAGGATGACGTCGCAGTATGCCGGGCTGATCTCGACGCCGTACCCGACGCGGCCGAGCACGTGCGCGGCGGCCATTGTGGTCCCGCTCCCCAGGAACGGATCGAAGACGATGTCGCCAGCGTCCGAGAACGCCTTCACAAAGAACTCGACGAGCGCGCGCGGGAACGGAGCCGAGTGCGATCCCTGGCCACTCTCGGATTTCACTTCGACGACATTGCTCGGCCGCGCGATGCCGGTGAACCGGCCATCCTCGTCTGCGGCTCCCGGCTGGCCCGCCGCCGATCCGCGTGCGCCCGTGCCGAGCAGGCCGCTGCCCGAGGTCGACTTCGGGTTGTTCGGCGAGTAGTCGAAGCAATCCTCCGATACGTGGCCCACCGCCTTGGGCCGAAACTTGATCTCCTGCTGGCGGCAGAAGTGGAATACCGGCTCCCAAGCGTTCTTGAAGCGATTGCCCCATCCGCCTGGCACGCCGTTATCAGTCTTTCGCCAGCAGAATTCGTCCACGAAGCGCCAGCCCCACTGCCGCTTGTGCGCGAGGACCAGATCCTTCACGTACAAGCTGCGTTCGCCGTCCTCGGCGTGCTCCTTGAGGTTGAGGAAGTAAGAGCCACCGGGCGCCAGGATCGCCTGGACATTGGTCGCGACGTCTCGAAACCAATCGACGTACTCTTCCGGCGGAACCGGTTTGAAGCCGCTGGCGGGATCGTACTCACGCTGCGTGGCGTAGGGCGGCGAGGTGATCACCACGTTCGCATGCGTCCCGCCCAGGGCCTTGCCGACCACTCCCAGGTCGCGGCAGTCCCCGCAAATCAGCCGATGTCTTCCGATCAACCACACGTCACCGGGTCGCGTGACCGGCTCAACGGGCGCTTCGGGGATCTCCTCCGCGGCTTCTTCCTCGGCTGGCGGCGTGGCTTCGGCAGCGACCTCGGCAAGCAGGGTCGCCATTTCGTCCTCGCTGAAGCCCAGCAAGGCCAGATCGAGATCGGCATCCTTGAGCTCCGTCAACTCCCCGCGCAGGATCTCGTCATCCCACCCGGCGTTCTCGCCAATGCGGTTGTCGGCCAGGATGTATGCCCGCTTCCGGGTTTCGGACAGGTGGTCGAGCACCACTACCGGAACCTGATCCAAGCCGAGCTTGCGGGCGGCTAACAGTCGTCCATGCCCGGCGATGATGCCAGCGTTGGTATCCACCAGAACTGGATTATTGAAGCCGAACTCCGCGATGCTGGCGGCAATCTGCGCGATCTGTTCGTCAGAGTGCGTCCGGGCATTGCGGGCGTACGGCACCAACTGGTCCAGCGGCCAGAACTCAATCCGTTTCGCCATCGCCGGCGAGATCTTCGCGTCCATTACCATTGCCCATCTGCTTTCCGCGCCATCTTAGGAATTTCCTAAGATGCCGAGCCGCCCCGCTACCTGACGACCTGGACTGACGACCGACGACCAGATTTCACGGCAGACGCTAGCGAAATTGCGCTACACTTCAACGCGCCGCCGGCGCCGGCCCAGGAAGGACCCATGGCTTTAACGGCTTACGACCCCATG